AGCTGCTTCTGCTGTAGATCCTGCTGTTTTGGTAACAACGGCTACAGAAGCCGCCATTTCTTGTGGTAATATAGCTAAATCGGATGACATCTTTGCCAAGCCACCAATAACTGGAATTAAAGCGGCAACGGTTGTTTGCCCTGATTTTTCTATGCTAAACATTAAATCCGCTGCTTCGCTGGCACTTTCAATAACACCTTCAAATCCAGCCATCATTTTTGTTATGCCTTCAACAACCGAAGCTTGCTCTACATGTGCAGCTTTTCCAGTTTCAAAAGCAGTCGTCAAAAGGTCAAGTGCTTCTATTGGATCTGTTACCCCTGCTGAAATTACATTATAATAGCCTTCTAAAAGTTCGGTGCTATTCCCTAATATTGGATCAATGCCTTTTATACTGTCCTCAATATCTTCAAATGATTGGTCGGTAACTTTGGCCATATCGGTAAGTTTTGTTTCATAAGCAGTAAAATCTTTAAATGTTTTTACAATGGCAGTAGTAACGGCAGCGCCACCAATAGCAGCAGACTTTCCTATGCTACTAATTTTAGTAGAAAAGCCAGTAACTATTCCGCCCGCTTTATCGAGTGCACCTTTTAACCCGGAAGTATCACCGGTAACTTTAACCTTTAACTCATCTACTGCCAATTATACTATCACCACCTATGTATTTAATAATTAATTCTTGTGTTAATATCTTTCTCTTGTAATGTTCTATTGTGTGTTCTCTTAATTTGCCCAGAACATTTAAGGGTATTTTCATTATTTTTTCATATTCCCAGCCATAAACAAAGGCGAATAATTCAACTATATCTTCGCCTGAGCTATAAAATTTACCCCGGTTACCTCGTTGAATTCATCGCATACTTTTTTAATTTCATCTAATGGGCAGGACTTCATAAATTCTTCTAAGGTTATTTTTATTTCAGGATTGTATAGTTTTACGGTATAAAGATATATAGTGAAAGATTGTTTTAGTTTAGATAATTTCTTGCCTTCATATCCCTCATTTATAATATCTAAATCGTAAGCACTTAAAAGACCAACTTTATACTCTACTTTTCCGATCTTAATCTTTGCCATTTTCTTTTCCTTTCTTATTTTTTTAATAATCTGCTGTAACATTTCTTAATGTCAATTTATGCGAATAAGCATCTGCGACTGAATATTTGGCTTTTCCGGTAACTGCTACGGTTATTCTGCCAGTTCCAGGGTTAGCTATTGGATAGGTTAAATATCTGAATTTCGGGAAATCTAATGTGAATGTATTTTGAAATCCAGTATCACCAACAATATTGGCTCCGGTAAATACTATTTGTAGTGTCTGTTCAGTTCCGGCTACAAATAAATCATATTCTACCTGATCAGCAAAATCAGTTACGAAACTAATATCAACCGTTCTCGGTCCGCTTCGGTAGAATTTTCTAATAATATCAGTATTGTTCAATGATGGGATCCCGACTAGTTTATTATCAATGTTTATTTCAATGCTTTCTAATATGTTAGTAGCTACCCCGCCAATTTCGACAACTGCCTGCGACCATCTGAATGGACTTGTAGTTGGAAAAGCTACCGCAGTTTTTGTAATACGGTTAGCATCTTTGGCTAATATCCCGGCTGTCGCTGTTAGTATCTTTTGATCCACCCCGAATTTTAAGTTAAGTGTATTTACTACTGCGCCTATAAGCTGAAATGCTTCTGCTGCCGCTTGATCTCTATGAAGTTCTAGAGTATAAGGATATAATGGACATCTTTTTACTGCATCACCGTCAGCAAAATCGTCTTGTGATGGGGTAAATACATGATCCTTTGCTGCTGCTGCCGCTGCCCCTGTGGTATCAACCCTACGGACATCATCAATATTCATATCAAATTCACCCAGGTCTTGATCCATTTCTATTCCTATACTTATTACGGCATCTTCTGTGGCTCCACCGGCTATAGTTAAAGTAACTTCTTTCCATACTCCTGCTGTTAAAGCATCTATAGAAAGGGATTCAACCGGGGAAGCACAAGCCGCATCTTCATCTAATGCAAATTTAAGATCTCCGGCGTTAGTATTTACGCTTGATTTAATCCATATAATAACCTCGTCATCATCTGACATATCTACGGCTGCAAAATCTCTAGTGGCGATTATTGTTGTTAATGCTACATCTGCGGGTACATGTATTTTTACTGATTTTGACCCCGTCTTATAATCTACAGTATCTAATTCACAAATACATTCTACATGACTAACCCAGTTAGTTTCGCAATCATCTAATACTACAACTGTTCTAGCTGCCCATCCGGTAACAGGATCCCAGATAACGGATCTTAATATATCACCAAAATTATCCGGATGCACTTCAATATCTAATGGTCCGCCAAATGTTTTTAATCCCTGATATGATGCGGGTTCGTCAAGTACCCTGCGATGTGCCTTTGATAATATTTCTTCGATATTCTGAATTATGGCTTCGCTGTTCATGGTTAATACTTTAGTAGCCGGTTCTGCTACCGTTCCCCAGGTTGTTTCTTTTTTATAGGCTACGTGGCCTCTTTCTGCTTGTGTCATAGTTTATCAACTCCTTTCTTTTACGGTGTTATCCGCTTAATATATTTTATTATAGTAACTGAAACTCTTAATAATATGTCGCCTTTTGCCCCGAATACAAATCTGGAATCTCCTATTTCTCCATGATCTACATATCCGGCTAGTGGTCCGGCTGAAACTAATTTAATATCATCCCGGATCGCTTTTCTTATTGAATCGGTTAATGTCCTTAATTGCCTGGCATTCCCGGAAGTATCTGCTAATTTTACATAACCAACAATTTCGATAGTATACATTTCATCCCTTATTGTCTGTCTGGATATTCCCGGAAATGTTTCATCTAATAAAGAAGGTACGCCAATACAGATAACCGGGTAATTACTATAAGACATTTGGTCGCCGTCATATACGCCTTTACAGAGTGAATAATTTTCTGACCCTGCAACGCCTATAATTGCTTCCCGGACAATTACTATTACTTTATCGATAATGCTGTTTAGGCTCATAAACTTAATACCCCGGCTACTAACATAATAAATCCACCAAATAAAACTAGCGCAAGAAAGAATAAATGAATCCACCCTAAACATATTACAGTTTTTCCACGAAGTTCCAATTTAATTTTCATAAATCACCTCTTAAAAGAATATATAGATATATGTTCCAGAAACTACGGCCATAATCATTACGAAAACAGACAATACAAATATAAATCCAAAGACCTGTTCGATTAATCTAAATTTCTTTCTTTCCGTTATTTCCTTGCCAAATTTAAAATTATAACTATTAAAATATTCGCTTACCTCGTTAGAAATTATTATCAAAGGTATGGTTGATAGAAACAAATAGATACATTTAATAAGCATAATTCCCCTTTAAAATATCTTCGTAAATCCTTTAAAAGTTGCTGCCAGAGTATCAGTTAATCCTTTGTGCAATATCCTTTTTATTTCCATTTCGTTGTTGTCCAATGCCGGTTTTAAAAAGGGATATCTTTTTTCTAATGCCGGTGCGTAACTAACCCTAGTACCTACTTCTGCATTTGCCGGGATTAATCTATGTGTAATTGAAGCCCTGCATCTTCCGGTATCTACATGGACTAATAATTTCGCTGATCTTTCAACTATTAACGCGGCCTTATATAATGCCTTATCAATTTTATCTACAACCATTTTCCCAGCGCTTCTAAATCTTGCAGCCAGTTCTTTTCCGTTAATAATCTCGGTTTTTATTTGCATTGTTTATCCCTTTCTTTATTCGCCTTTATCCAGTCATTACATTTTATAGTTTTTTCTGCTATCTTTTCAGCAACTTCCGATCTTATATTTTCCGGAACATCTTCTATAGACTAACCTTGCCTTATTTTTTCCAGCCATATATCAGCCTTTGTTAGTATCATTAAGCCACCTCACTCAAGTAAAGTTGTAGAAATTCGCCCCACTTTTTAGGCTGTAACCTTACTATATATTCATCTCCTGTTGTTAGTGTTATTGTAGCGCTTGCGGCTTCTGTTGTCAGGCTCCCGGTTGCTACTGTTATCGTACCGGCTACAACGGTTAGTATAGTATACTCCCCATCATTAGAGGTTGATCCAACTACCCTAAACACATCACCAACTTTAAATCCGTCAGTTAAAAATGTAGCTGCTACGCATGTTATTGAATCAGCAGCAAGCCCACCATCGACAAAAGCTATGTCAGCGCCTAATGTAGTGGATCCATCAATGATTTTATCGCCTACTTTTATACTTTCGGTAGCCCAGCAAAACAGTTGATGCGTAATATTCAGGTGCATATTAACGCTACTAAAAGCAATGGAATCCCCTGGACTAGTAGGCGGTATACAACATTTTAAGGATGTCGATATATTTCCCCAAACTTCAACGGTTGCACTGGTAGATGATCCTTTTCTCCTTTGGGTTACTGTCTTATTAAAAAATCTGCCTATACTCATACTACAACCCTCATATAACCAATTAAATCTGTCCGAATCTTTTCCATGATCTCGGCTTTATTATCGAAAAAGGTTACACTATACGGACCAATCTTTTCACTTTTAATATTCTTGCTATCGTTGTAAGCCAATTTAACTAAATCTAAACACTTTGATTGTATGTCATTCGGGATCGTAGTATATCCTGCGTAATAAGTTCGCCTAATATTCATATGACCTTTAGCAAATCCACCCTCGTAATATATATGATCTTCATTTACTTCGTAATCATCCGCATCAATCAGATCATCATTTACCCATAATTCCCGGCAATGTGAAATAATAACATTATCGTCATCTGTATCTGCTATTATAATTTCATCAAAGGTTATAACATGCTGGGTAACAACGCCATTTATAGTTAGTAATCCACTATTAAGATCTGAATTCTGAACCAATACTTCATTACCATCGGCAAAACCATCATTAACAAAACTTCCACCATCATTCCGGGTTAATGTTTTAGCTGCTGCATCCCATACCAAGTTATCAAGATTAACGGCCACTACAGGATATTCTTCAAAATATAACTGTTCCTGATTGTTACCGCTAATCCTTTTTTTGACATATAAACGGATCTTTAATTTTCTCATTAATGAAGTTTCGATAATATCAGAAGCCAGGTTTATTAGATCTTCAATATGGGCATCAACTACCCCACTATCTGCGGTAAGGCCTAATTCGTAATTCGCGGCTGCTAGTGTCGTTAATGCGTATTGATCTATTGCCATAAGTTATTCACCTTCTTTAACACCTATGATAAACTTCTTATATAGTAAAAAATGCTGCTGTGTTAGTTTTTCTTCTTTGTCTAACTTTTCTAAAGCAGCAACTATAATCCCTTTTGCTATATCACCAAATATAATTTCTTTTTCTGGTACTTTATCCCAGCCCAGGCTTGCTTCTGTTCCCCCATTTGTGGGATTGGGAACTAACCCGGCCAGCTTATATTCTTCTTCTGATGGTGCAAGTTCCATTTGTAATTCTCTAACAATCTTTAAGGTTATAAAAGATCCTTCTTCCGGTAGTAAAGACATACAAACAAGCCTGTCGAATAATCCTAATTTTACCTTAAATGGCTCATACGCTGCTAGTGCCACCATACTAAATACTAATACCATAATCAAAGCTAATGCAATAATTTTTTGCCTACGATTCATCATTTTACTTTCTCCTTTAATATTTTTACTAAGCCGGGTTAACCTATACACCCGGCAAGGTTTTTAATTTAACTACCATCTTCCCATAAACGAATCCAATATACTTCACCATTAGAATCTTTCATAAATGGCATCGCGCCTAATTTAGCGGAATCAACTGTATCATCTGTAGCATAACTTGCTTGTGCTGGTGAAGAAATCAACCAAAGAGCATCAAGGGTATCTCCACTACACGCAAGACTAAATACTGCTAAATTGTCATTGTTTGTATCACCTAATACTCCCTGTATTCTTGCGCCTAATACGACTGTCGTATCTGCCATTGATGCAGCAGCATCTTCCCATATACCAACACTTAATGGAGTAAGGAATGAACCACCAGTTCCAGTTACACCAGTAGCAGTATTAACCCAGAACGATGCACATGCTACATGTCCTGCTACGGTTCCGGTTGTGGTAAGCTCAAATTCGTCTTTACCATATCCATCACCAAAGTTTGGAACATTAACGGTGTGTGAGGATTTTATGCCCCTACCTGAAACAGCTTCTGCTAGTGTTCCACTTAGATTTACTTGTGTTCCGGCAAGATATGTTGATACAATTGGATAACTTGTAGTATATGAACCTTCTGCTTCTGATAATGGAATCCACCATTTAGTGGTATCTATTTGGATCTTTAAGGTGTTGTCATACCAGACTTTAGTAGTTGCATCAGTTAATCCTACAACGTGCCAAAGCAAGCCATAAAGGTCAAAGTCATGAGATGCGTTGTCTGCCGATTCATATCTTTCAAAAGCATAATTGAAGGCCGTACTGTCAATTAATTCTGCAGCAGTAGGTACGCTAAAATAGGAATGTACGTTGTAATAGCTTCCCCCTGATGATGCGGCTGCTTGCATGTTTATTTCACCACATAAAGCCGCTGCTAATCCCCCAGATGCTGATCCTGTTGCTGAATAGGTTATTACACCAGTAACGGCATTAGTCCATGTCCCTGTTGCATAAGCAGAAGTTACAAGGGAATATATCCCCTCATGTATAGCTCCGGCTGCTCCAACTGTGTCTGTTACTGTTATACCTCTTACGGTAGATCCTGCCCCTTCTGTAGTAGATATATTATGATCAACCCTTTTACTAAATGCGAACTTATCTCCGGATGGTAGATCATATGTCCAGGTATTACCGTTATAGTTCCATAAATCTACGGTAGATGCCCATGAAACTGTTTGGCTTTCACCTTCTGGATTCATTATAATCAGCTTGGAACTAGTTTTATCCCAGTGCATTATGTCGTGTAATGGCTGGGAATAAGGTGCTATCTTAACCGCGCTTGCAGGTAATATAAAAGCTACAAGCAAGATTAATATTATTGCTAATATTCCATAATATTTTCTCATTATATAATCACTTCCTTTCTTTCTTATTTTGTTATTACATTTTCATTTTTAATCATTTTGTCTTTTACAGGCTTTTTCACGTCTTTTAAATGGGGCTTACCTTTACTATCTGTTTTTACTTCTGCAATCTGAATACCCAGCTTTTTCCGCAGGATCCATTCCCCTAGTTCATTTTTAACCGGGTAATCTTTTCCCCTTTCAAATATCATATTTTCTTTGACGTGTTTAAAAGTCTTTCTAATTAAAATTCTCATTAGATTATCCTTTCATAGTATTAATATTATGCTGTTCCCTGTTTCGCAAATCTGCAATGTTCCATAATTAGGGTAACTTCATAGGTTATATCGTTTACTGCTACAACGCATTCGATGTTGATAAATCTTTGATCTGGTGTATATTCATAATACTGTACCCCGGCTGCGATCATCTGGTCCAGGCTTGCATCGGTATCATCTAATTCTGTGGTAACTAGTCCGCTTTCAATATCAATATCCAAAGTTCCACCAGCGGCAACTTCTCCAACAGAAACACATACTAATATTTTTCTAGGATAGCCATAATCTTCAAGATCAATTTCTGCCGCCACCGCATGATCTCCATTTGCCCTAACATTATATTCGGCTGCTGCGGATGCAACCGGTCGTATAGCATCTAATACTGCTAAATTTTCTCCCATATCTCTCATAATATAATCAACTCCTTTCAAAGTTTACTGTTCTTATTTTTTATACTGTTAATCCAATAAATGGGCTGATAGTAGTTGCACCATCTTCTGCGGTTATTACGCCATTCAACCAAGGCTGGCCGTCTACATTTCCGAACATTTTCAACATGGTTTTATTGCTTGAAAAGTATACATGCTTTGAAGTATCGAATGCTGGGCCAAAACCATCTTTGATTAGGTAATAACTCATAGCGAGTAAACTAATATCACCTACTACGCCAAGTGCCGGAACTCTGAAAGTCCATTTAATAGGATATCCAAATAAGGTATCAGGTATTCCTTTAATAACATTACCTGCAACAAATACACTATTACCACCTGCATCTATTAAATTTGTTATTTGTGCTAAAGCACTTCTTGAAATAACCCATTGATATTTTTCACCTGGGATCATTCTTGCCATCATCAATAAGATATCAGCAAATACAATGGCCCCGGCGCCGGTTCTTGCAGCAGTAATATAAGCTGGTGAATTTATCATTCCTAGTGGCTGACCTACTCCGGTACCGGTTAAAAAATGCCTGTCTTCGAATGCAACCTGCGCTCTGCCATATATGCCTTTTACGAATGCTTCCAGTACTTTTGAGTTTCTTAATAGTTTATCGGTTAATACTGTGGATCCTGAATATTCGGTAGGTGCTAATTTTACGCTGTCAAATGATGGTTCTGTATCTTGTTTAGTTCCACCTTCTGCGGTCCATAAATATTGTACCCCACTAAATAAATCATGGGCGGATCCGCCGGACTGATCTAATGTTGGGATATTAATTTCTGCATCTGGCGCTGGTGTTCCTGCCGGTAATACGGTTGCGTGTGGTCTTACAATACCATCTTCCGAAGCTACTTTTAAAACGTCAGTTCTCCATTCTTCCGGTACTAAATAACCACCCTGTGGATCACTATCCATTGATAAGGTTTTTTGAACATATTCCTTAAATTTAGCATCCTTATAATGTACTGATTTAATAAATTCTCCCAATGATCCAAAGCCGGATTTTTCTTCTACCCCTGGTTCACCTTCTGGTCTTTCTACTTTTAAATATGGTGCTATTCCTTCGGTAACTTGTTTCTTAATCATTTCTGCTAATGCTAATTCTGTCATTTCCATTATAAATCACTTCCTTTCATTTTAATTTTTGTATTGGATTATTTGCTAACTATTCCCATCTGATATTTTAAGGCTTTTGAAACTGCTTCGGCTATTACTTTTTCATTTACTGTGATTGTTTTTTCGTCTGTTTTTTCGTCTTTTCCTGCATCGGCTATTTTATCTTCTGTTATAGTAATTACTGTATCGTCTTTTTTAGTATCTTTGCTTTCGCCCCCTTCATCGTCTATACTTTCTTCTTTTCCTGCTGAATCCAATACTGATTGAATTAATTCCTGGGCATCTTTAAGATTAGATTTGTTTTTAGTGTTTAATACTGCACCGGCTTTTAATTCGAGAGCTGCTATTTTTTCTTTTAACTCTTTGTTTTCCTTAACTACTTCATATATCTCATTAATATTAAATTCTTTTACTTCGGTTAATGTTTCCCCTTCTTCACCTTCAATAGATGCAATCACTTTCTCCGGATCAATAGGTATAATTTCGGCATCTTTTAAGGCAACTTTTATAATCTCTTTAATATCTTCGTCTTTTTCGTTAGTACCTTCTATTATTACTTCTTCGGTTTCCCCTTCAACTTTGACTTTTATATCCTTTGGATCTTCTACCTTCTCAATATCTTTACCCTCTACGATTGTTATTAATCCTTCTTCTTTTAATAGCCCTACATCGATCCCTTTACTAACCATATTGGATAATGCGTTGGGGTTATTAGGTACTGAACAGGCTGAAAATTCAAGTAGTTCCCATGTTTTAAAACGTCTTCCACCACACCAGTCATCTATCTCTTCCCCATTCTCGTCTTTCATTTTTTCTGATGTAATAGGAATAAACCCAATGCTCCAAGCCTTTAAGAATTTCTGCTTATACATATTATAAACCGTATCAGCTAATGGATAAGTTCCTTCTTCCGGGAATATAACTTTAGCAGTAATCCCGGTATCAGTTTTAACTAAATCCGTAGCCTTACCGATTGGAAGTCCCAAATAATCATGCGCCATTAATACTACCGGATTCTTTTTAAAGTTAGTTAGCTTTGCTCCTTTGGGTTCAACTATATCACCTGACCTATCTATATCATTAGTTGATATTGTTACGTCTAAGGCACGCTCTCCTTCTACTGCTTTTACCTTTGATTCAAAATCTTTTATAATTATCTTTTCCATTGTTTTTCTCACCTCACTTTATTATTTAATCTTTTGCATTATTTTTAATTGGTTTTAATATAGACAATTTTATGCCACCCATTAATATTAAAACTTTATTATCTGGAAAATCCTTTTTAAGATACTTTTTTATTTTTTTTATATGTTCTGGATGCAAATTCTTTTCTGTACTAAAAATAACAATATCATCTTTGTTTAACTTTGCTCGTTTAATGTTCTTTAATTCAATATAGTCTTTACCATCTATTTGCTTAATCATTTTCTTC